ATGGAAGTAAATTTACATACAGGAAAAGATGAATTTTTTAAGAGCCATGAAGTAGCAAAAAACTATATAGGTGGATTATATAAACTTATTGATGTTTACAAATTCTCAATGGAATCAGTTTCCGTTTTAACTAGAATAGATTTAGATAAGTTAAATAATTTCTATGCTGGAGAAGCTAGTTTAAACTATGATGAATTGTGCTTAATAGAAAGTGTAATTATAACTCCTTTGGTAGGAGCATTTGAAACTGCTGAGTATAATTACAATATGATTATTAAGGCACGTAAAGAAAGGAAACTGTAATTGAGAATAATATAAAAAAATAGGGGGAAAACAAATGAAAAAAACAATTGCTTTATTACTAACGCTTTGTGCAGTAATGATTCCATTTACAGCTTTTGCTGATGGAAATGATTATGAAGGTACTGGAAATTCACAAACAGTTGAATTAATTGGCCAACCAAACTCAGATTCGCCTTCGACTAAATCTGTTGTTGTTCCAGGTGGTACTGCTAATTTAACAGCAATGAGTGGAGGACAATTACATTGGAGAGTAACATCTACGCTTGGAAATATTTTAGGATTTGAAGGAAATATAGATGTATATAAGGCTGGCAAAATTGTATCATCTCAGTATGTAGGCTTTAGATTAGCTGGAACTACTAAAACTGGTGTAGTAACTTTTAAAGGGCTAAAAAAGGGTTCATATATTGCTAAATTTAAAGGAAAAGGTGTGTGTACAGGAGGTATTATATTATTCTCTAGTCCAGCTGAAGCTTCTTTTACAATTAGATAATTATAAAAAGTAGAAAAGAGTGTTTAGAAATATATGAAACACTCTTTTTTTATGCAAAATTATAAAAAGTGTGTTTTTAATTATATACAAAATGATAAAATTTATAAAATATTATAAAATTACGTAAAAAATTATAAAATTTTATAAATAATATCTTATAAATCTATTGAATTACTGTATAAAATTTGGTAAAATATATGTAAATATTAATAAATTTTATAATATTTTACAAAAAAGGAAGTGGTTGAATGAGTAGGATAGTTCTAACATTTAAAAACAATGATAAAGAAAAAGCAATTGAAAAGTTTTTAGATGAGAAATTATCAGCTACGGCTTATTTAAAAGAGCTTGTTTGGGAAAAAATGCAAGAAAAAAAGGATAATGCTGTAGTTGAACAGAAAAAAGAAATAGAAGATCCAGCTAACAATTTTGATTTTGGAAGTTTAGAATAATAAGGGGGAAATAACATAAATGAGTAAATTAGGTATAGATATTGGAAATTATGCAGTTAAAACAAGTACAGATGATATTTTTGAAAGTAAAGTTACAGAGGTAAAAAACTTTGGTTCAGATTCAGATAGCATTAAAATAGGCAATAAAACATATTACCTAGGTGAAGGTGACGAGGAAATAAATATAGTTAAATATGAGAAAGAAAACTTCTTACCACTACTATTAGGGGCTATATGTAGAAATACAGATGATGAAATTGTTGATCTAGGGCTAGGTCTGCCAGTGAAACAATTTGCCGGATTAAGAAAAAATCTTATTGAAAAATTACAAGGAAAAGAATATCATGTTGAGTTTACAAGAGGAAATGAGACTACTAAAAGAGATATAACAATAAGATCTATTCAAACATTTCCAGAAGGTGTTACAGGATACTTATATTATGCAAAAGACATAGTTGACCAAATTGCAGGAAGAGATGTTGTTTTAGTTGATATTGGTGGAAAGACAACAGATATTGCGCTTGTACAAGGGAATAAAGCGACTGATCCATATTCTATAAATGTGGGAACAATAAATATATATGATGCAATAAAGAAATCTCTTGAGATGGACGAAAGATTTTTAGGTAAAGTTGAGATAAAAAGAGAAAAAATACAAGACTACATAAATAAAGGATTTTACCTAAATGGTGAAAAACAAGATATAAAGAAAAATATAGATGCATCTATTTCTCTATTTAAAGAAATATACAATGAATTGAAATTAAATTATCCAGTTAGTACAGCTGCGGTTGTTGTTATGGGTGGAGGTGCTAAATTGTTAGGTGAAGCATTTAAAAAGAATATACCTGGCATAATAGTTATGAGTGATGTAGATAAACATGTTTTTGCAAATGCAAAAGGATACAAAAAAATGATGAAATAAAAAAGGATTTAGTTTATAGTATGTATAATAGATTACAAATATATGATATTTGTAATCTATTATTTTTTTGAGGAGGATTTATATGACTTGGAGTGATTTGAAAGAAAAAAATATTAATGAAGTTGTTGATTGTATTAATAATAAATTAAGTGAATTTGAAAGTCTTAAAAAAGTTGGAGATGAATTAGGGGCAAATGAAAGTACTATAAGGAAGTGGCTTAATAAGAAAGGATATAAAAGAGTTGGAAACAGGTTTTTAGAAGATAATAAAAGTTATGATGACAAATATCATATAGATAGCATTAACAGTAAGATTGATGATGATATCAAATATTTATCTAATGAAATTGATAATATAAAAAGTGTGATAGAATGGTTTAAAACTAAAGATGATAAATGTCATATAGATGGCATTAAAGAAAATGATATATCTATAGATCTTCCAGATCAGTCTATAAAAAGAACTACAATTAGGGTAAATAATACAGTGTGGGAAATGTTTAATAAATTTGCAGATGAGAATAAACATTATGATAAACATGATTTGTTAAGTCAATTATTGCTTGAAAGTCTATTAAAATATGTGAAGAGCAGATGAAGGGAGATATTTAATCTTCTTCATCTAGATTTTTAAATTTATGTACAGTGGACATTAATCGTATAAAATATCCATCTAAACAATCTGGCTCTAAATCATTTATTTTATATTTGAAATATTCTTTTTCTGTAACTATAGGTATGTAATATATGTGGAAAATTTTAATTCTCTTAAGTAGAACTCTTTTTTTAACAAGTCTTTTAAGTAGAATTTTTGTTGTGGATTTCCGCCACTTGTGTTTTTCATTGCAAATGCGAATAATTTCTTGATTTGATATGCTTGAATTTCTTTTCCAAAAGATTTTCATTACAATTAATTCGCCACGTTTTAAACTTTGTATTAACATGATGCACTCCTTGTAAATGTTTATAATATAGTAGCATTTTTTTATTTAAGATAGTACAGGTAAGTTATTCCAAAAAAGCTAATACAATGCAAAGGGTGGAAGGAAAAACCTACCACATTTTGCATTGTATTAATATTCTATTTTAATTTCTTTGCTATTTCTTCAACAACATCTACAGTAACACTATTGCCTGCTTGCTTGTATAGTTGAGTTTCTGAACAGACACTTGCCGCTCTATCGTAATAATCGTCTGGAAATCCTTGTAACCTAAAACATTCTTTTGGAGTCAACCTCCTTACTCTAAATTTTTTACCAATTACGCCAGCATTACTTGCAGTAGTCAAAGTACAACTTTTTTTGTGCTGAACTCTTCCACGGCCAGTTTTACCTTCTATATGATCTAGTCTTATCCCATCTCCTATAGATGCTTTGACGTATCCTTTTTTAGTATTCTCTTTAATTAATATCTTTAGGCTTTCACCTTTTCCAGTTGTAAGTGTGGGAGAAAAGCCTTCGCTACTATACACTTGTCCGCCTGCACCATTTCCACTAGGATTGATATTGCCAACTCTATAAAGACCTGTATTGTTCCCACCTTTACTTAATAAACACTTTGATAATCCATTTGAATCATAAATTCTGTTTGAACTGTGATTAGGATTATTTAATTGTTCAAGAGTAGTTTTTCTACTCGTTCCTGTGATAGGAAATACTTCTCTTGTACTTCTTCTTCTAAGATGTCCAACAATGTATATTCTGTCTCTGTTTTGGGGAACTCTGAAGTTTTTAGAATTGAGATTTTGCCATTCTGCATTGTAGCCGATTTCATCCAACTCAATGAGAAGTTTGGCGAAGTCAAATCCTCTATTAACACTAAGTAGATTTTTAACGTTCTCAATAAGTAAGTACTTGGGTCTATCTTCTTCTTTGAGTTCTCTAATAAGTTTTGTAACTGAGAAAAATAAACTTGAACGATTTCCTTTGAATCCAAGTTTGTTCCCTGCAATGCTAATGTCTTGACATGGGAATCCAAAACACCACACATCTGCTTTGGGTTATGCATTGCTTTGTAACTTAAGTTTGCAAATTTATCGTATTCGCAATGGCCTACGCATTTGTGTCCTGCTCTTTCCATTCCCAGCCTAAAACCTCCAATGCCAGCAAACAAATCTAAAAATGTTAACATATAATGCTCCTTCTGAGTTGAAAATTTTATTAGTTTTATTAACAATTAATTTTTAAAGGTTGTCTTTTAATTTATAATTTTTCTTTTACAAATTCTATAGCTTTATCCATTGTTGACCATACATCATTACCATATAGTTGAGTAAATTTTTCTCCTGTAGTCTTACTCATTTCCTTCATTTTATTACAAGTTACTCCACCAATTGCATACAAATTTTGTGTTCTATGTGGTTTATAGTCTTTTATATCTGTTACTAAGTAACTTTCTTTTTCTCTCTTATAATATAGTCCTAAAATATCTGCTGATACTTTATCATCACCACTGTACACTATTGTATGTTTATATCTATTATAATTGTTTTCTTCTGCTGAACTTATATGTTTAGTTATAGCTTCTACTATTGCAGTAGCTAATTTATCAGCTCCTAAACTCAAATACTTATTTGCATCTTCGGTGTCTACAAAACATACTTCTATTAGCATACTTTTAGCTTTTGTTTTCTTTACTACATATAATCCACTTCCATCTTTTACCCCTCGATTTGTAAATCCTAAATCAGAAATTTTTTTACAAACATCTATAGCATCTTGATACTGCTTACCTTTATATGTGTAAACTTCGCATCCTTTGCCACCACCTGCATTGAAATGTATTGATATGAACCAATCTAAATCTTGTCTATTAGCTTGTGCTGTTATCTTAGATAAACATTCTGATTGGGTAGATGCTTTATCTATAGTACAATCGACTACATTATTGCCTAGTTTTTTTAATTTATCAATTACTTTATATCCTACATTTCTAGTTTCTATTGACTCATTTATTTTACCTATAGCTCCACTTCCTGCTCCTGTTTTTGTATGTCCACAATTTATACCTATTTTCATTATTTGTTTTCCTCCTTTAATTGCTTGTAAACTTGATTTGCTCCTATTGCAACTCCCCAACATAAAATTCCTTGTAAGATTGATGAAGGGTTAAATCCTAGCATCCATATTGAAAATCCAATTCCTAGCACAAGCAATATGATTGGAATGTATTTATTATCTAACTGTTTGTATTTCTTAAATCCAAATCCTAATACATTAAGAGCAACTACTAGTAAAAGCAGTTGCTCTGGTATAAAACTTATTAAATTATCCATCTTTTATTTTCCTCCAATTCTATTTATAATTTCATCAATTCTAAGATGTGCTTGTTTTGTACTTGCTTCTACTTTTGCAACTCGTTCACTGATATCTAAGAAACTTGTATTAAACTTTGCTACATCATGCTTTATATCTCTTACATTTTCACATAAAAAAGTTATTTGTTGTTCTAGCTTTGTGGTTGTTTCTGTTTCATCTTGTATTTTTCTGTTTGAACTATTTCTAAATGCTAAGTAGGATATTACAACTCCTGCAACTGCACATAATAGATTTATGCTAATTTCTTCCATACATCCTCCTAGTTTTAATAATATAATTTATTATGCGAAACAAGCAATATAATAACCTGTAAAAGGATATGGCTCATAACTAGTATCATATGAATGAACTGAAAAACCAGTTTTATTGCTGTCTATAGTAATCCATGCACGTTCAGAACCTCCTGTATTACTTCCTAAAGAACTACCACTGGGATTATAATAATATACACTTCTTCTAAAGTAAACATAGACAATAAGGTAACTTGCACTCTTGCCAAAATTAGCAGAAAAAGGATTCCTATCATCTCCATCAATGGGACCATGTCTAATAGAATATTTGCTTTTCAATTGAGTTTCTAAATTGCTTATATTGCTCTTAAATCCTATAATATAGTTCGCATAATCTTGAAATGTTTGTTCTGATGTAGCAGGAGAGCCGATAGCAGTTGATAAAAGTGTTTTTCCACTATCGGCTTCTTGAAAATCCGAATCTGCTCTATCTATACATTCTTTCAATGCTCCTTCTACATTTTCACTTGTAAATTTATTTTCTGTATCTTCTATAGTTACATTCTTTGCTTCTAATACAAGATTTCTAACTTTATTAACTAACTCTTTAAAAGTCATTTAGTCACCTTCTTTCAATAAAAAAAAAGAACCCTCTATATAGTTGGTTCTACTCCTTCTACTACTCCACTCTGCTCTATAATATAATCCTCTACAGCTTTTCTGTAATCTGTGTTAGTTACGTCATCTAACTCAAACTCTCGATTTTTTAAAGGGTTTAATCCTTTGTTTAATATTCTATCTGCTAATATTCTTACTACAACTTCATTTATATTCATTATAATAATCCTCCTACCTTTTCATTTTCTGCAATTAGTAATTGATTTTCTAACTCTTGTATTCTCTTTTCTTCTTCGCTTAAATAGATTGGAATATCTTTTAAAATAGGTTCTTTTGTTATTGGATTTATAGATTCTATATATTGTTTACTATAGTCTATACTACCAAATTCAACATCTAAGTAATGTAATTCTGTTATTGTATCATGTTCTAATACGTCACCTGTTGCTTCGCCTGTTTGAAGCCATATATTGCCCACTTGGTCGTAAATTATTCTATTTGCTCTATTCATTTTGTCACCTCATTTATATAAATTTTATAGCATGCCAAGAATGTAGGTAACTAGAAACATTAGGACTACTTGCAGGAACATTAATGCCTTTATTATTTATATATACATCACGCTCATTATTTGAATAAATAATTCCACTTCCACTAAAATCTTGATTAGAATTTTTTTCTTTAGTAAATACAATTCTAGCCGAAAAATCTTTTTTTTCCCAAAACCAATTTATATTACAAGTAGCAATAACAATATGTTTAAAAAAATAATTATTAGAAGTAACATATTGACATTCAGCAACAAAAATATTAGGAATAAAACCTAAATTATCAATCTTAAGCCAAGTACCAGGTTGTCTACCAAAGGACTCTCCATATAAATTAGCCATTAAAGAACTATTTTTAACAACATCAATAGTACCACTGGCATATTTATATTTTGTATTTAATTGACTTATAGTATTATTAGCTTGTGTTAGCTGATTCATCAAATCTTGTACACTAGCGTCTGAACTATCAAAACTTGTTTTTATTTTCTCAGATAATTCCACCAGTGTGTTATTCAAACTTGCTTCTATATTCTTTAATGCTAAAGTATTTATAATACTTGTTTTACCAGTTCTAAACCCTGCATTAACTTCTGTTAATTTTGTTGATATATCATTTAAATTCACATCTTCGGGCAGTGGCATTATATTCTTACTTATACTTAACACTTTTTCTGCTGTAGCATTATTACTGTCTGTAACGACTATTTTAAGTGTGTGTAGAGCATTATCTTCTAATGTATAGTTAATTGTTTTCTCTGTTGTTAAATCTGTTGTTATAGTTTCTTTTAGTACATCATCTATAAACCACTCTATCTTTGTAAGCAATGTAGGGTCTGTGTGGTCGGCTTTAAATGTTGCTTGTGTAGAATTATAAGAAGATACTGTTAAAAATGGCAATGCTTGTAGCAATGTTATTTTAGCACGACCATCTGAGTAATTACCTACAACAGTAGTATTTCCACCAGTTGTCATGACTACATTATCAAAATAATATTCAGAAGTTGGTGTATATCCAGGTGGCTTATAACTATCTTTAGTTAGTACATAACCACTTCCACCGCCACTTCCATTACCAAATCCACTAGCAGGATAAGCACCACCAAACCAACCACCGCCACCACCAGATTGTGATGAAGGGTTTTCAGGAGTAGCACCTTTACCAAAAAAACCATCACAAGAACCATCTTTGTCTCTACCTCGCCCACCCTCAAATTGTGTACCACCATGAGCAGCAGCACCAGTAGAAGAAGTTCCAAGAGTCCCTTTCAAGCCACCACCATCACCACCATGTTGTTTATCATAAGTTCCACCGCCACCACCTGCAACAATTATACGAGATAGTAAACCTTGTTCATTATCCCAAGTACCACCAATAAGCCTAATATCGGTAGCACCACCACCACTTGCACCATTACCATATCCAGCACCATTGAAATTATAACCTTTTCTACCATCTATTCCAACATAAAGATATAAAGTAGTTTCTTTTTTTAATGTTATTTCACCACTACAATATCCACCATAACCATAATAAAAACCACTTTCGAAAGGAGTTCCTAATGCACCACCCCTAGCACCCCAACATTCAAATTTATATTTACCAGGTTTAAGTATAATTTCTTGTGCTGAACTTACAGCATCAAAATTCCATTCAGTTTGCATTTTATCACTCTCTTTTCTAACAATAAGTTATCAACTCATTTACACTTGTTGCAATGTTAGATAACCCACCACTCAATTTTTCTTCTATATTAACCAATCTATCCTCGATTTTCTTAGACGAATAAGTAGTCATTTCAGACACTCTGTTATCATCTACAGTTGCATTTATAAAATGAGTTTCTGCATTTCCATTTATCACATAAACGTTTAATTCTGACCTTGTTTCACTTCTAATTTCTATAGTATTATCATCTATAATTTTAAAGTTTGTAACTACATTTTCTTTTGTAGTAGCATCTATAATATTTACAACTATTCTCTGTGTTAACAAACTATGTGTTACAGTTGCTTTGAATCCATGTTCTGCATCCTCCACCCAATCATCAATTGCGACCCTTTGAGTGTATGCAACATTTGAACCACCTGCAATTAATTGGTCAATTTTAATATTTTGTTTCTCATTTTCTGTGTCAATTCTAGTGTTTAACTCTGTTTTAGCAGTTTCTATGTTGCTTGTTAATTCTGTTTTAGTTGTATCAATTTTAGAGTCTAGGTCCTGTAAATCTTTTAATGTGGCAAGTATAACAGTAGGGTCTACCTTTAGATTAATATTAGCCACATTAGATACAACTAATATTACTTTTATTAATAGTTCTTTTACAGTCCCCGAATCTGCTTTAGGTTTATATGTTGTTGGGTAACTAGAAACCGCTAATAATTGGTCTTTAGAATCAAATAGACCAACTTCTCTTATTTCAAATCCTCCAACATCACCAGGTATGAATTTTTGTATTACTACCCAGTTAGGATTATCTTTATCTCCTTGTGCATGTTCAAGTGTACTTTCCCAAACCACATTTTTTAGTGCTGTTTGACTCTCATTTGGAGTATAAGAACTCCCTCCTCCATCTCCAACTTTTATCTTTGCAAAATCTACTTTTTCATCTGTAATACTTGCATTTGCTATTGCTGCCTTACCAATGTCAGTTACTAGAGTAAAATATTGTTGTTCTGTCAATTTTATCACCTCATTTCTATTTTTTAGGATACAATGTTACTTTTTCTAATGCTCTATCATTTCCACTACAAATAGCTATTTCTCCAAAACTTTCTAAATTTCTAGGTACATAAGGATATATTGTAACTGTTTCTCCTGTACTAATTGCTGCACCTGTATAAAGCTCGTTTTTATTAAATAATATCCTCTCGAATTTGTGTTCAAGGTGTGCAGGTTTTATTTCTTCTATTTTCTTATCTAATTCTAAAATAGTGTTATAACTACAATTATTTGTTATAAAACTTAGTGTAAAACTAAATAGATTGCTAAATACTTCTACATCAACATTGGTCTTTGTGTAAGCCTCTCCTATCGCTTTTATAACTTCTATGGTAGTTGTACCCTTACCACGCATTTTAGCTTTTATATTACTTCTTCTAGTATCAAAATCCAACTTATAGTTTATTTTTATACCTAAGAGATCTTCCCAGTCATCAAGCCCCCAAGTTGCTGTATCTATAAAAAACTGATCTAATAAATCATCTTTTTCGTCAATTAATGTTAGAAGTTCATTTTCAAGTGCTTCCTGGATTTGTATGTCAATTTCATTATTTGCAAAACTTTGCAGGTAATCAATTAACTTCAATTTAACTCACCTCAATATCAAATATAGCACTTGAAACAGCAGGAACTTTTTCTTCATCAACTATTATGTTTTTAACATCATCATTTACAAGGAGATTTTTTATATCATGAACACCTTCTATGCTTGCTAACAAACTCATTATTTTTATATAAATAATCTCTTTTGAATTTTCTATTAAATAAGAATTTATAATATCTAAAAACACAACTTTTATAGATTCAATATCATATCCACTTTCAAGTGTTAAAGTTGCACTAATATTAATATCAAAAGTACTTGGTGTAACAATTGTAACAGTAGGTCCAATAGGTTTTTCTTCTTCTATATGTTCAATACATCTTTGCAATACTTCATTATCAACTGATTGATTATTTTGACCATAAATTAGAATCTTAATTGTACCTGGACCATCCCAACGAGGAATTACTTTTGCATTATAAACACCTTCAACCTCTAAAGCCCAAGACTGGTAATGTGCTTTATTTCCACTTGTTGCTTGATTTTTTTGTATTTTATAGAACCTTTCTTTTAATTCTTCATCAGTTTCTATTTCTGTTCCACCCTTTAGGTTCAGTTCATTATAAATTTTAGTTACTCCATTTATCTCTTCTATAAGTTTAAATTCTGTGTTAGCTGATAAATTATACTTAATGCCAATCTCTAAAGCCTGTATAGGGCTTACATTTAACTTACTATCTTCATCTATTGTAATATCTTTAATAATTACAAATAGTAAATCACTATGAGATATTATTGTTCCATTTGGTATTTGAGTTCCAATTTTGCCCTCAAATGTTACCTCACCTATTGCCTCTGTGCCTAATTTTCTATATACGCCAAATTCATTGACTCTTCTATCAAGAAAATCGTCAAAATTATCTTGGATAAAAACTCTCTTATGTATATAAGAAAGTTCTATATATAATTGTGCAAGTTCTGAATTTATTGGAGAAACTATATTATAAAGAGAAGACCCCTGACCTTTATAAAGAGGGAGATTTATGTTATTTAAAGTTCTATTATTTAAGGTACTAAATGATTGGCCACTATACAAAAGTAATCTCCTCCTCTCCATAAATTGTTTTTACATTTAAACTTATAGATAAATTATCATCTTTAAATTCTGTATTTACTACATTGACTTCTAATATATATGGATTAGTTAATAGAGCTTCTTGTATATACCTTTTTGCCTCACTTTCAGTAAGACCTTTAGTATACTTTTGCCCTATTAGATTTTTTATATCTGTTCCATAATCCCAATCATATATTAAATGAACATACTTATCTGTTTTTATTGTTTTGTAAATCCATACTTTAATTGCTTCATTTCTTTCAACTATTTTAAAGTCTCCATTTTCAATTATCTTTTCATCTTTATCAAAATTCCAAGCAAATTCTTTAAAAATAGGTAATTCTTCATTGTCTGGAGAAATATAATCCTCTGGAGCACCCATGAAAGGGAATATAGTATTATTATTCATCTAGACTCACCAATTTACTTACAACAGCAAATTTTTCACCTATTTTAAACATTATTACTGTGTCTCCAGATTCAAAAGTATCTATAAAGGGATTTTTTATTTCATGTTTATGTTCTTGACTTGTTTCTGTATCAAATAACTCTATCTGTCTATCAAGCATCCAACTATCTATCAAGATATCTTCTTTTTCTAATATGATGTTATTTATCTCTATTTTTAAATCTGGTAATTTACTTTTAATTTTTCCAATAAAAAAAGAAGGTTCATTATGAAATTTACCCTCTTGCCTAATTATTCCTATAAATTCATTGATTGGATTAGCCATTATATCACCATCCTTTTATAATACTCTCCTAGCTGTATTAAAATCTTTTCTATTACTTAATTTACTTATTTTAACCACATCTCCTGTTTGTGGCGCATGTAAAAATTCTCCATTACCTATATATAGTCCAACATGGCTGACTGGATTATGGAAAAATACCAAATCTCCTGCCTGTAAATTATTTTTCTCTACTTTCTTACCTACTTTAGATTGCTGACTTGAAGTCCTTGGCAAATTAACATTAACTTTTTTAAAACAATATACCATAAGTCCAGAACAGTCAAAATTACTTGGTCCATTCCCACCCCATTTGTATGGCTTTCCAAGATGTTTTCTTGCTTCTGAAATTACTGTTTTTGCTTTTTCTGTCATGTTTCCAGAATAACCACCAATTATAATCTTCCCTTTTCTTCTTCCAAAGTTATTGGCTTCTTCAACATTTCCAAATAA